GGTATCTGATAAGATACCTTTCCCAGTTAAGTGGCTGGTGTCCTTTAGCCTGGCTTCATTTCCTCCTTTGTAAAAAGGTAAGTAATCTGGAAAGATTACTGAAAAGTTATGACGCTGGTGGTCTATCTCGATAGAGATACCCACTTGGTCTATGGGATGACAGTTTAATTCTGGATTTGAAAATACTTCAAATCCTAGAGTTTCGTTTAACGTTAGGGTAACAAGTGACTTAACAAAGTTGTAAAGCTTTGTGGTCCTTGGCCGCCACGGATGCGAATCTGTAGCGATGATACCTAATTTCTTAAACGTAATTGATTGCTCAATCCGCTCAAGTTTAACTAGATTACTAGTTAGGCTATCACCGGGTTGTATCGAATACATGTGGTTGTGGGCCTGGAAAGATTTAGCCATAATAAATTCTGAAGATAACATGGGCAGCGATGCCTTAGTTATCCAGCATTTATTAGGGTCAGACTTTTCCAAAAGTTCTTCGTCACCTTCGTATTCGAAGCTGGCGATTAATACCGCTCGAGATTTTGAACATATTGTTTCCAATATCTTCGAAATCTGATAGGAATTTAAACTATTAACAAATGGATTAATTTCTGTCGGAAGAGATGTGATTATACCGATGAATTCATCGTTATTAATCTCGTTAGGGAAATCGTTCACTAAGGAATTCCTTAGTAATGACATCCCTGTCTCTTTCGGATAAAGGTACGTTAAAATGTAAAACGTACGAATAATATATACCTTGTGAAGATCCTTGAGTTTCAAAGAATCCAATATCCGAGAAATCGGTATCGGGCTCGTTTGACCTCTCTCTTCTAAATGTCGGCACAGTTCAGGAATATCCAATGGGTTATTCTTGACAGCGCGGCATATGTTCACAGATATTCTGGAAACATCATGCCCATTATTAATGGATCTAGACACAAACTCACCAACGAGATTACTCTCAGTTGATTGTTTGGTTTTGGATAGATTTATATCGATACCACACAAATCTGTGTAGGCATCTTTAATTTTATCTTCAGGATCGTAACACCATAGATCATCACCTACTTTGTTAAGTATTTGATCATTTATGGAGCACCCGTAATCTTGTTCATATATCATTTCTAAAAACAAGAGGTCGGACGCTGTAGCTATATCAAAGCTACCATTCGTACCCATACCTTGGCCCCTATTATATTTAATAGTTTCCTTGGATCCTTTAAGATTCCATTCACAGTCGACAACAAGATTATACCAAGCGTCCGCTAAAGATGTGTTTCCGTAAAACTCCTCTAAGAAAATCTTCTGTAGAGAAGCTGGATAAGCATCAGTCCATGATACTATATCATATGACTTTACCCCAGGTCTGATAAATTTTTGAAGTTTATCGAACCCAAGGGAATGCTTATTTATAGAGCACACCTTGCTATAACGTGTCTTTATGAAACTTTGTACATCAGACATTATAGGTTCAAGGATTACTTGCGTCCAGTAGTCAGAAATGGCTACCATACGACATTTATTGCCTTTATCGGCTACGGTTGTCAAATATCTCAACCGCACCTTGTCTGACCTATCCTGTTTAGCTGCACAAGTCTCTACATAATTATATAGGGACTCGTTACCAGTTGACATACAAAGAGATCTAAAGTGAACATTTAAGCTACTTTTCATTAGAGCATAAGCTTCGATTTCAGCAGTTTGCCATTTAGGTTTACTGTTGGGACCGTTTCTTAACACCCGCATAGATGGCTTAGTAATAAGTTCTTTATGTTGGTGTCCGACTCGTGTTTTAATAAATTCACGATACCGGTTCAATAATGATTGCGATACCTCGAATGGTTTAATAATTTCAGATATATCTGGAGTATTATTACCATGGCATAGACGGTTGACGTATAGGATCGACCTTATTACTCTGTCAGAGATTTGGCATTGCCGGTCTCTAACATTGTAAAAGAGAGGTCTCATAAGATTAAAGCCCGAAGGCCATTTATCCTTTCTTCCTACAGCTACCCAGCTTAGATTGTCAGGATTCTGATTCTCTATTAGCCTTATAGCATAATTTCTTATGTTATTGTAGCGCGCCGTACCCTCGATTACAGAATGATTTTTAATCAGATTGTTATGAAAGGTTACGACTTCGTTTATTATTGCGGAAATGTTGGTTAACCCAATAGGTCTAACAATATCTTCGAGTAGTAAGATAAAGGGTAGAGGTATATTAGGTATTAAAGCCTTTTCTAGATTTAAGCGTAATTTTCTAGCGGCGACCTTCGTATGAGTAAGACCTTTTATAGGTTTCTCCTTAGTTGGTTCTATTTTGGATTTCTTCAGGATTTGAGGCTCCGAAGTTAACATGCTACCCAGAAGTGCATTCTGGATAGTACGTATACTTTGAGCTTTCTTATCCTCAAGAATATCTTTCTTAGTTCTAACTGAAGAGAGTACTCTTATTGATTGAAGCTGAAATAAGTTAGTGATAAATAAGTTACTTAAAGACTCGGGTACTTTAATTAATTTGTTTAACATTAATTTGTTTTGA